GCTGGATTGGTGCACCCTGCTGGATGCTCCGGAACTCAGCTTGCTCGCCGTAGCCTGCGTCACTCAGCTTGGCGATCGGCGCCTTCTTGGCGCCGGGGCCACCGTCCGTGCGGCGGCTAAGACTTCCAGGCCCGCTCACGGGGGCCGGGTTCGCTGGCGTCCGCGGCCCGCCGTGACCGTTGGCCATCAGGAGTCTCGCAATCTGTCGAAGAGTTCGGAGCGGTGCTCGAGGATGCCCTCGACGATCGCGAGAACTTCCTCGTCAGTTGCGTGACGCACTACTCCTCCTCGGAGCCGAGCAGACTCTCGAGCTCCCGGCCGGCGTCGGCCGCGAACTCGTCGCGCTCGTTCTTGTAGTTCACGTGTTCGGTCAGGTCTGAGGCGATCCCGCCGAACAGGCTCCCGGTGACGCCGAACAGGCTGGCGATGAACGCCAGCACTCGGACCACCAGGAAGGACCAGTGCCACCGGTAGCCGGTGGCGGCCTCAGCCTCGTAGACCTCGTCCTCGTCCATCTCTGGACTCAGCGAACTCGGCCGGTGTTCTTACCCACGGTGTTGTGGGTCTCCTTCTCGTGCTGCCGACCGGTCGGCGCGGGGGCCGAATCGGGGGCGCGGTGCGGCACACCCTCCTGGCGCGGCGGCCGGGGGGCGTGCGGGATCGGGGTGCCCTTGGACATCTTGCCGACGTCAGACATGGTTTCTCCTTCTGCGATTGGTACCTCGTGGCGGGTGTGGGACTCGAACCCACAAACGCCGGGATATGAGCCCGGTGTGCATTCCATCGCACCAACCCGCGACGGCCCCGGGGGAGCCACCTCCCGGGGGTGCCCCGATTTCGCCGGCGCTTTCCGGCACCCCTCGAACGGGCCAGGGGGCTGCTTCGGCGGTATCACCAGGCGTGGCTGCCTTCTAGTGAGGGACGACCGAAGCGCGGTATCTGGGCCGCCAGCCACGACAGAGCGGCGCGATTTCAGGTCGCGCCGGATGACGTGCGGTACGGCTGACGGCCACCGTGTGACCAAGGTCAGGGACGGTGGCCAACTCTTACACGGGAATCCTGCGGCTGACGTTCGCTTGCAGGTTCGGTGCGCCGCTGGCGGTGTTTCCTGCCAGCATCATCAGGAGATCCTGAGGACTACCACCGCCACCGCCCTGTGGGGGTGCGCCCGGGGGACCACCGCCAGCTTCTGGCGGCGCGCCACCCTCGGCGCCCGGAGGTCCGGGCGGTGCACCCGGCACGGCGCCCTCAGGGGCGGCCGGCTGGGGCGGAGGTGGCGGGAACGCCTTCATCGCGGCCTCGATGACAGACTCGCCCTTCTGGAGGGCTTGCCCGTACGACGCCATCTTGGCGAGGATCTCGGTCGGGTCTTGTCCCTGCGAGGCCATCATGGGGATGGCCTGGGCGAGCGCCGCCATGCTCATCGAGATCGCGTCGTTGACCTTCTCGTTGTCGATCTTGCGCTGCTCTGCCGTCACGTCGATGTCGAACGGAAGCTGGCGCATCACCGTGTCACGGGAGATGTCGCCAGACGTCTGAAGCTGGAGCAGGTAGACGAGTGCCCGGTTCGGGTCCAAGCCGGCCGTCAGGCCGTAGGACACCGACACCTTGTAGTTCCCGGCGATATCCCGGGAGGGCTTGTACTTCAGCTCGAACGGCGCTCCGTCCTGGAGGCCGTTCACGGACTTCTCGATCCCTGCCCAGAGCTTCTCGTCGAGCTCGAAGCACATCTCCAGCGCATCAGAGAGCCCTGCGGCCAGACGGCCTTGCAGGGTCTTGATGTGCCCGTCATAGCCGGCGGACAACGCCTGGACGCCTTTGCCTGTGATGATGCTTGCGTCGGTGTTGCCGTCACGGAGCTCGGAGTACCGAGCGCCGATCCGCATCTCCTGTTGCAGGTTCTGCAACTCAGCGAACGGCTGGTTCGGGACCGACATATCTACCTTGCGAACAAGGTTCGGAGTGTCGGTCTGGATGATGGCCCCAGGGCCAACTTCCAGATCTTGGAGGTCCTTCGGGACCACGGTCGGTGCGTCCGCCACGTCCTGGGCGATCCGCATCGTGAGTGCGCCGAACTTGGCGCGCGCCATCTGGACCCATACGACGTCGTCGTACGATCCGCGCGGGAGGTCGGAAGTCTTCGGCGCCTCGACGACACGAACTCGGCACCGGTTCAGCGGGTTCGGGATCCGCTTGAGGACGATCGATCCGTCGGTGACGAGGAGCATGTCCTCGGTCTCGCCGAAGTACTGGATCATCTCGACCGTCGAGATGCCGTTCGAGCGGTACCCGCGGAACACCTCGGCGTACTCGGGGAACTCGTACGCGAGCTCATCGACGTACCGGCGGAAGCAGCGGGCGAACCACGCGGTCTTACCCTTGCGGTCCAGCTGGTAGATCGCGCCGATCGCGCTCTCCACGTAGATGCACGGCGCCTTCGCCTCGAAGTCGGCGTGCACGGAGTACGCAGTGAACCCGCACGAGTCGATGTGATCGCCGGCCAGCGTCTGCTGGTCACCCAGCGCCGAGTGCTGCACGTAGTGCTGGGCGATCTTGGTCCGCTTGTCCGCGGCCTTCCTGGCCGCGTCGGTCGCCATGTTCGGGTTCGAGCATGTCACCGACGGCAGGGGCGCGATCGCCTCCGCCGTGGCCTTCGCCGCGACGTCGATGAAGTTCGCGATCATCGGCTCAGGGATGTCCTCAGGGAACATCCCGGGAGCCACGTCGTTCCAGCGGCCTTCACGGATCGCCAGCACCTGGTCGATCTTG